GAAGAGGAGAGGAAAAGATGATGAGTATGATTCTGATCGTAGAGGTGGTATTTCATCATAGTTCGTGCTATGTGTTGTGATTCGCTAACATTATCTATATATGATATAATATAAAGGATTAATTGTCAACTATATGTACGACCCGAAAGTAAACGATTATATTCGTTGGACAACTGCACTCGGTATGGTGCATGAGGGGTGGGTGTATTATAAAGGTAAAGTACATGATAATGAAAAGAGAATAAAAAATGGGTGGGTGGCAACATCTAACTACATAACGATTGAAATTGCAACCAAACCAAGACGACAGTGTGATATATCTACATTTTTACATAAGAGAATTCATGTGTGCTTATGTTGTTATGAGGACAACTGGAATGAATTAGAATTTATAAGAAGAAGAATATCAAAACAAGATGATCGTGACCCTGATGAAAGTATTAGTTATGGTGCATATAAATCTCAACAACACAGGCCACTTGACCCACAATGATTAATCCGATTAGTGTCATATTATCAATTTCTTCGTTATTCATTTTTCTGAGGATATTACAAAAGAAAATAGAACCAGAGGAATTAATGCGTCCACAAAATCCATACAAAAATGTTCGTGATAATGATGAAGAATACAGTGAAAAGACAGACTATAAGTAGAAATACATAATTACGATATGTTTCAATATTAGGGTTTCCTGACTATATAATGGTAGAATTAAACGGAGGCTAAGATGCTCTAAACTCTTCATATTATGAGTTTAACTTAACCAAATGGAGACAACTATGCACAACTTAATTTCATTTAATCAACTGGCTGGATCAAAACATACTTTTGACCCACAAAATGATAAAATCGCAGACTACTACGAGTGCATAGTCGAATGTGAAGAAGATCAGCATATATGTAAAAGAATGTGTAAGGAGGTACTACTCTAAATGTAGGATTCAATACAAACCCTTGACTTTTTTAGTCAGGGGTTTTATAATGGGAGAAAATATTTTTTAAGATGACAAACAAAATTAAAAAAATCAGGGCTCAGATTAAATCAAATGCGTATTATATTTTTTGGGGTGCTGCTACTGTTGCTGTAATTGCAGGTCAGGTTTATATTGGAATTGGTTATCGTTTAATGACTCAGAGTATAATAGACCTTACAGAAGTTTTTACTTTGATAAAAGAGGGCGAAGAATTGAGAAGGTATCCAAATTTTTATTAGAATGAAGAAAGTTGTTAGAAATAGTTATGATGGAGATAAAATAGTTAAACAAAGAATATTAACCTTTGAACCATATTCTTATGATGAAATTGATGTGGTTATTAAAAAGATTCAAGATAGTTTATCTCCAGATTTATTAAAAGGTCGGAAGAAATTAATGTATCGTTCCGATCTTAATAGAATCAAATATTATGGCCATTGTTATCACTCTACACAAGCATTATATTATTTGATAGACACAGATAAATTAGTGCCTATGAGTGGAGAAGATTACAGAGGAGAAAAACATTGGTGGTTACAAGATGAGAATTTAATTTATGATGTGACAGAGAAACAATATTATATGAACTCTCAAAAACCACCACATTCTATGGGAAAGAAAACTGATTGGTATGGTTGGAAACAAAGACCACAACAATCATCACTTGAACTTATGAAAAGAGTATTGGGTTATCGTTTAGAAAGTGATATTGTTACCAAATCTTAACATACTCACACTTTATAATTTTTTGCTCTATAATAAATAGTAACGAGTTCACCCTCGTAAAAAGGTTTTTACTTTACAAATTTACCAAATGTCTAATTTAACACAAGCCCTTTTAGAATCTATAAAGGCAACCGAGCTAGTTAAGCAAGCAAGATTCAATGCACTTAATTCTGTAGTAACTGATAATATTGATACTGCACAAGTTAAGTATCCAGACGGTTTTAATTCATGTTTTTTAAACTTAGAAGATTTTGAAGAGAGATACAACTCTCAGACAGATAGGAAAAAAACATATTCAGTAAAATTACCAATTTCAAAAATTGCATATAAGCAAGGACAAGTCCGTATGGTTCGTCCAGAATTTTGTGTAGAAAATTTTGAACTGTTTAATAACAGTGTTGATTTTTGTGAGTCAGAAAATCCTGTAGTGTTTTATGATGAAAATACTAAAGAATTTTATGTTGTTAAAAAGCAGCATACTACTGCTCAAGTCGCAGCTATTGCAAATGCAAAAAATGAAGATATTGAAATCATGGTTCGAGTGATCGCTTTCTCTCCAAATGTATCAGAGAAAGAGAGATCTAAAGAAGCATCTAAGGTATTTTTCAAAGAAATTAAAGGTATCAATGCGACTAAAGATTGGGAAGCACTTCCTCATGAAGTGGCACTTGGAGATTCGTTATCTACTTCCTTAGAAAAATTGTATCTTAGTATTCCAAATCTAACTTGGCAACCAATCAACTACCCATTTCCAAGCATCACAAATCCAAAATATGCAATTACTAAAGTTGCACAACTTAAAAAATTGCTTTCTTATGCAATTAATGATGATGAGATTGATACTCTCAGAGATATTATTCAAACAATCTGTAATACAGTAAGATGGCAAGATGAAAAGCCCACAAGAGAAATATCTGTATATCTTATCAGAGGATTTTATAACTTTGAAAAAAGATTACATCCAATTCTTGATGATGGTATGGGTGGAGTATCTTACTCATTTGATTTACTAGAGCATATTGAAAACTATTTTTCTATATTCACTCTTGCTAATTACTTGGGATCAACAACAACTGATAAAAAGCCTTGGATGCACCTTATTAAAGTTGCAGGCCATGTAAATGAGTTTTTGATAAGAGAAAAGGGTAATCCATTTCAAGGAAGTTTCTTTACATATAAGAATAAAAAGTTTGTTGAAGCGATTACAGCTTTAGCAAATCCAACTGCAAAGATAACAGTTTCTAAAGAAGAAATCAAGAGTTACATTCAACTTTACTGCCCTTAAGAGTAGATCAATTCTATTACTGTCACATCCCCTTGAAAAAGGGGATTTTTTTTGCTATAATAATAGTATTAATGAGATTTTGATGAAATTACGTTCACATCAGTTAGATTCACTTGTTGCTATGCAGAAGTGTGATAAAGGTCAGATTATTGTACCCACTGGTGGTGGTAAGACAATGTGTATGATCGAAGATGCAAAGTACAGATTCAATGGAAACAGAAGAACCATTGTTGTGGTTGCTCCTCGTATCTTACTTGCAAATCAGTTGTCAGCAGATTTTCTTGAGCATATTACTGATGTCAATGTGCTTCATGTTCACTCAGGAGAGACACATCATACTAGCACTACAAAATCAGAAGAGATAAAAACATTTTGCATTTATCCTTTACATTTACATACAATAATATTCACTACATATCATTCATTACACAGAATACAGGAAGCAGATATTGATGTTGATACAATATACTTTGATGAAGCACACAACTCAGTTCAAAAGAACTTTATCGAAGCAGTTGAGTATTACTCAATATATGCACAGAGAAAATACTTCTTTACAGCAACACCAAAGCACAGTTTGACACCTAAGAAAGTTGGTATGAATGATAGTGACATCTTTGGTCAGGTCATTTGTAATGTACCAGCTCCTAAGTTAGTTGATGAAGGTCACATTTTACCACCTAAAGTTGTGGTCAAAAAGATTGATGTTACTGACGATAGCAGATTTGGTTATGAGAAAGATTGTGACCATATTGTAGAAACGATTGATGATGTTGATGTTGATAAAGTTTTGATATGTGCAAGATCAACAAAGCAAATCGTAAGTCTAATTGCACTTTCAAAGTTTGTTAGTGAGTTAGCATGGAGAGGTTATTCTTACATGTATATTACATCAAAAACTGGTGGTGTGATTGATGGTCAGAAAGTAACCAGAGAAGAGTTCTTTGATACTCTCAATGCGTGGGGTAAAACAGACAAGAGATTTGTAGTTTTACATCACAGTATATTATCAGAAGGTATCAATGTCAATGGTCTTGAAGCAGTATTGTTTTTGAGATCAATGGACTACATTGGTATTAGTCAATCTATTGGTCGAGTCATTCGTAAGGGAGACATCACTAAACAGTTTGGTCTCGTATGTATTCCAGTATATGACAAGGTTGGTATTAGTACATCTAAGAAAGTACAGGCAGTTGTTGATACTGTATTCAAAGATGGTCAGCCAGCAATTAGCATAGTTCGTAGTTAGTATGCTATAATATAAACATTATGAGTTAAAACAATGCACGATTCAACACTTGATTTATTCGCAAAAGTTG